GAAAGGGTGAATGTTGCACCGGAGATGGTGTTGGTCACAGAAGCCTTGATCGAGCGATCAACCTCCTCCTGAATCTGTTGTGTGATAAAGGTCAGGCGATCAAGGGCATCCTCATGGCTTTCAGCTGGGAAAGGATCATTGGCAACGTAGTCTGTGCCCTGGGTTAGTGTGAGCTTGCGCTGGATGACAACGGTCTCGCCACTGGCCGGCGTGTTGCCGCTGGTAAAGGTGACGTTGCCGCCAGATGCAGATCCAGCGCCTGAGACCGTGTAATGCGTGGTCAGCGTCTTTGTCGTCTCAGTACCGTCCGCAGCTCGGATGATGACCGTCAGATCCGCGTCAGCAAAGATCTTGAAGTTATAGGCAAAGACGGTCGTGCTGCCATTCGCACTAAAGCTGACCTTGTTGCTGGTGGTGGATACTGTCATCGCATCATATCCCTTATGGTGTCGTTTCGTTGTCTCTCAATAGCAATGTAGCTATCCACGGCACTTTCGATATCAGCTCCATAGGTTGGATCTTCGTAAAGATCTCGACGGGCTTTTTGCCTGGCTGCTTGCACAGCCGATTGAAGAATATCGATGCAGATCTCCCGAGCCTCTTGGGCGTTCACGCTAGGCGTTAAGGTTTTGTCGGCCACCTGTACGTCCAACAAAGTCGTTGGCTGACTGACTTCGTCGTTCCAGATCTTGAAAGCTCTTTGAAATGCTCGCGTGGCCACTGCTTCTTCGATGAGCTCCAGGGATCGAGCTCCAGCGTAGATATGGTACTGCTCAATCTCCTTGGGCTTGAGGCCGACCTTTACACCAGGACTTGTAAAAACTTCGGGATGCCTGCCGGGACCCCAGCGCAACGCAACAAACATTTGATCCAGATCAAAGGCTCGTTGAGCTGCGTTCTTTCCCTCAGCTGCAGGGTTGGGCCCGATGGTGCTTGTGTAGATCGGGCTCAGCATGTCCGGCCCCAGCTGTGGCGACAGCATAATCTTCTGACCCCAGAAGTTGCGTTTCGCTGGCAAGGAATTGCTCAGCCAAGGAACCTGGCTTCTTAACTCATCGATCACGCTCCGAGCGTCTCGAATTATTGGGTCTTGCAGCTTCTCAGTCTGCGCCACGAGCCGTGGGACTAGCGAGCGCTGGAAGCTCTCTATCGTGCCGTTGGCGTATCGGCCAGGATCGTTGACGGTCGAGACCAGGTTGGCAAAGCCCTGGAGAAAAGTTTTGTTGGTCATGTTGTAACTGACAGCGCCTGTTGCTGCCATAAGGGCACGCTCCCAGCTGGCGCCATCCAGACTTGAGCTCATTCCAAGCTCAGCTGCATCTGCAGCCAGGCCAAGGATTGACGAAAACGGCTCAGCTCCTGCGTAGCT